CTCGGTCGTCTGCTTGATGCCTGTGTCGCCTGCCACCCAGTAGGCGACGGCGAGCGCGCTCTCTGCCGGGATGCGCAACTGCGCACGCGACATCGGGACGTGGCGGAACAGCTTGAGCGCCGCCGACTCGTCCGGCAGATGCGTGATGATCTCCCGCGAATACTCCTCGGGGATCAGCGCAGTGGCTTCGCTGCGGCTGATCGTGTTGTTGTACGGCACTGTCGTCCTTTCATGAAGGGCGACGACGAAGCGCACGGCGAGCTGCTTAGCCGGTGTGCCCCGATGCGTCGCGGATCATCCGGTTCATGTCGACACCAGTGCGTCCCGGTGCAGCGCCACCGCCGCGTCCGACGCCGATGTCGCCACTGTCGGAGCGTCCCCGCTCTTCCAGATAGCGAGCTGCGTCGGCGCGTAGTGAGCGCGCGTCGTCACCTTGCAGACGATGTGCTGCGTCGGGCGGGATGCCCAGCTCTTGAGCGATCGAACGCTTGAGTTCAAGCACGTCGCGTCGCGCGATCTCTTGCTCAAGCTCGACTCGCAGCGTGCGCTCGCGCTCAAGGTCGGCTCCCTGTCGATCGAGACGTGCGATCGCACGCTCGATCTCGCTCTTGCCCGCGTCCTGTATCTCGCTCAGTCGACGCTCTGCGTCGGCAGCACGCTTGTCGGCCTCGCGCCGAGCTTCGCGCTCCTTCGACAGTGCCTCTCTGCCGCGAGCTTGCAGTGCGGTGGTGTCGTCGTGCCCGTCGTCAGCGTCGCGCCGTACGTCGAGCGGCCCATCCGACTTCGCGTCGTCAGGGGTCGGAGCATCAGCGGACGTCGCGCCCGCGTCGCTCGTTGGATCAGCCACGGTTGCCTCCTGGCGTAGTGGTCGTCGTGCTCGCGGGGATGTCCCCGCCAGTCGGGTTCTCGGTCGCGTTCGTCGGGACCGGCGCAGTGAACGTCTCGCGCGCCACCAGCGGCGGGCCTTCGGTGACTGCGCCCTCTGCGATCCAGCGCTCGATCTGCTGCGGCGTCGCGCCCACGTACTCCCAGAGAGCGGTGCGCGGCACGCCGATCGAGTCGAGCTTCGTCGCTGCGTCGACCGTCTCGGCCTGCGAGCGCGACTCCGGGTTCTGCCAGATCGTCTCGCAGTCGTCGGCTTCGGCCTGCTCCGTGTTGCCGTCGATCAGCAGCGCGAGCCGGATCGCCTCTTCCCAGCCCTCGCCAAACGCGATCTGCTTGCGACGCACCTTCGCGACCAGCCCCGTCTCGGTCGCCTTGAGTGATTCGCCGCTCGGGAAGTTGCCCGACGAGCCGAGCAGATAGTGCGGCGGCGTGCGCGTCTGCGCGGCCACGTGCTGAATCAGCAGCTCGATCGCCTTGACGTAGATGCCGAGATCGCTGACCGCGAAGTTGCCGAACCGCGCCGCAGCGTCTTCGACTGCCATCACGCGATCAGCGCCGCCCAGGAAGCTGACGATCGACGGCAACGGCTGCCCCGCGTTCGGCGTCCCTTCGGGGTAGACGGGAATCTCGACGCCGGTCACCCAGCGCTGCGGGAAGGCGGCGTACTCGCTCGCGATCATCATGTCGGCGCAGAGCTTGTTGACGGCGTCCTGCAGCGGGATCACCCGTGCGATGTCGCTGCGCCCTTGTCGCTCGCGCAGCGTCGGACCGTTCGCGAGCGGGATCAGCGGCACGACCTTGAGCACGTTCGTCCCGCTCGCTGCTTCGTCGAGCTGCCACTGCTTCTGCGCGTCGCCTTCGGCGCGCTGCCACCAGACGATCTGCCCGGGCAGATAGAGCACGCAGTGCTCGGTGCCCCACTCGTCGCACCAGCAGCGCAGACCGGCGAGTCGATGTCGTCCGAGCGCCGGATCGATCGCGACGATCGCCGTCGTCGGCGGCTCGATCTGGATCGTCGCCTTGCCGCCGTCGTCGGGTCCGACGAGCGCGTACGCGCAGCCGAGCTTGACCGCTTCGGTGTGCGCCAGCTCGCTCTCTGCGTCGAGATCGTTGCGCTGCCAGACCGCCCAGGCGTCCTTGTCGCCGCTCTCGTTGTCGCCGAAGCGGAAGCCCTCGACCTTGAGACGTTCGGCAGACGCGTCGACGACGAGGTCGCACCAGTTGTCGGAGAACGAGGCGAAGAGCAGCCCGAACGTCTCGCGGAACTTCGCTGTCGCGAAGAGCAGTTTGTGGTCGCCCTTGTAGTACGAATCGAGGGTCGCCAGATTCGTGGCGCGTACGGCCAGCGCCTCAAGAAGCCGGTCGCGCCACTGCTCGGGGAGCGTCTGCGCTTGGGTGAGTGTGGTCATGCTCATGAGAGTCAGAAGCTGACGGGGATGCGCGAGTTCGCGCGTAGCCCGTTCGCGACGACGTCGCTGCGTGCCTCGTACGCGAGCACGCTCGCGATCGCGCCGTCGATGTGCTCGACAGTCGTCGCCTTTTCCAGCCAGTAGCCGCCGCGCACTTCGCGTATCTGTGCGCTCAGTACGTGAGCCGTCAGCGTCGGGTCGGCGACGTGCGTCACGACGTGCGCTGCGACGTCGGTGCGGAAGCGTTCCAGCGACTGCATGAAGCGCGAGCGGTTCGTCGGGACGCGGACGACGGTGTTCATCCCGAACTCGCGCGCCCAGGTGTCGATCTCGGTCTGCCAGAGCGGTGGGTCGAAGTAGGCGCGCACGACGCGGTACTTGTCGAACGCCGACGCGAGCGCTGCGTCGACTTCGCCTGCTGGCACTTCCCAGTCGCGCACGCCGCGCGGTGCTTCCCAGATGCCGAGCGGCTGCAGCAGCCCGTCGCTGATGCGACACGCGACGAGAGCCGTCGCGTCGCCGTAGCGTGAGCCGTCGAAGCCGAGCGTCACGGGTTCGCGAGCTGCGATCACGTCTGCGCGAGCTGCGACGTCCCAGTCCTCGGGGAGCACCCAGTACGACTCTGCGCCGGTCCAGACGCCGCACGCGAAGCGCGCCCACTGCCAGGGCTGCGTCGACGGTGAGTGCAGACGCTGCGCCAGCAGCTCGACGGTCTGCCAGCTCGCCGGGTTGACCTGCTTCACGAGCGTCAGGTCTTCGACGTCGTCTTCGCGCTCAAGCGACCACTCGTGCATCGCGAAGCTCTTATCCGCCGTGACGACGTACAGGTGCTTGCCGTGACGCTCGATCCCCGGCAGCTTGCGAGCTGCTGCACGCATCTGCCCGAGCACGCTGCGCTCGTGATCGCCCGCCGTCGAGATCGTGATCTGCTGACCGTGTCGCGGTCCGAGGCCGTCGCGGAAGATGCCGTACAGCCCGCTCGATCGGTGACGATGCAGCTCGTCGACGAGCGCGAGCGTCGGGATCACGCCGTCTGCGGTGTCGACGTCGGCGGCGAGCACACGGATGCGGCCACTGTCGACGCGCGATCTGATCTCGCGGTAGCCGCGCTTCGCGACGACGCGCTTCTGCAGATACGCCGAGCGCGAGACGAAGCCGACCGCCTGCTCAAACAGAATCGACGCCTGATCGCGTGACGCTGCGCCGAGCACGCACTCTGCGTCGGGCGTGACGATCACGTGATAGAGCGCGAGCGCCGCCAGCAGCGTCGTCTTCCCGTTCTTCTTCGGCAGCAGCACCAGCGTCTCGACGACGCCGTCGAAGTAGTCGCTCAGCAGCTCGTGCTGAAACGACTCAAGCACGAACGGCACGCCCTGCTCAAGCGGCAAACCGAGGCAGAAGCGTGCGAACGTCCCAAGCTCACCCGGTGCGTGTGCGGCGTCTGTCGGCAAGCTCGTCGACCTCTCTGAACGGGTCGTCGACATCGACGCGTTCGACCGGCTCGATCGCCGCTTCGTCGCGCGCTCTCACCGACGCGCGTCCCCAGCGGTCGGGGTACTGACGCTCAAGCAGCCACGCAGCCGCCTGCCAGCTCTCGCGTGCAGCGTTCGCGATCTGCGTGACTGCGCGCGCCTCGGCTTCGGCGCGTGCATGCTCGACGCTCTCGCGGAACTCGCGGAATGGCGCGTCGATCTCTGCGCTCGACTGCCCGCGATCGAGCCACTGATAGAAGAGCGGGCGCGAGATACCGACTGCGCGTACGGCGGTGCTGACGTAGTTGCCTGCGCGAATCAGCCCGAGCAGCTTCTCGACCAGCTCGTCCGAGAGCTTCGACGGCTCGCCGAGCTTCACGTCTGACGAGTGGAACGGGCACGTCGTGCCGCCCGCGACCGCCTTCGCCTTGCACGGCTCCCCGTCGAGACGTGTCGCTGCGCAGATCACGACGCCCTCGCGAGCTGCACGTCGCCGTCGAGCCAGTCGTCGCGCTCAGCGGCGGGACCGACGAACTCAAAGACGGCGTTCGGTCGACGTCCGAAGCGCCACGCCGACGTCCCCGACGTCGAGCCGGTGTGACGTCCGAGCGCGCCACCGGGCGGCTGCGTCATCACGTACATCGGCGAACGGTCGTAGCCGTGGATCAGAGCAGGGTGCGCGGGGTAGGTGTGGAAGCGCTGACCGCGCAGCTTGTAGGCCGCGCCGAGCGCGTCCGAGAGCACGAACGCCAGCCCCAGCCCTTGCCAGTCGGGGAGCGTCACGAGTCTCGACAGCCCTTTCACGTTCGACGTGCGCGCGTGCGGTCGATGCAGCACACCCGCGAACGCGGCAGGCTCGTCGCCGACGAAGAGCACGAAGCAGCGCGCGGCTCGATGCAGCGTCGCCGTCAGATAGTGGAACGGAGCGAAGAGCTGCCACGCGGCGTAAGGAACGCGCTCGATGCTGACAGCGATCTCTGGTCTGGGTCGAAGAGACTCCCAGCGGAACGTCATCGTCGCCGGTTCAAGCACCCAGTCGGGGCGCAGCCACTCGACGATGTCGTAGTGACACGAGACGGCGACGAACT